AGCTACCACGGCAAGGTTTACCACCATTCGTGTAGTTTGTAATAATACGCTGTCTATGGCTGTTGATTGCAAAGCCGATATGGTTTCATTTAGTCATATCCAAAAGTTTGATCATGATGTTGTAAAAGCCAAATTATCCAATTCTGTAGAGTCATTTGGTGCATTTATGATTATGGCTAAACACCTTAAAAAGCAACAAATGAACCAAGTGGCTGTGGATACATTTTTATTTAACTTACTTAAAATGCCTGAGCAAACTTGCGACCTTGTAGCAAATACAAGATCATTTAAAAAAATTGCTCATTTATTTGATGGTGAAGCCAAAGGCTACGACATGGCTAAACATACTAAGTGGGGCATGATTAATGCGGTTACCGAGTATGTAGACCACTTTGCTGGTTATTCACAAGACAATCGCCTTAATAATGCGTGGTTTGGTAGTGGCGAAAGACTTAAAAACAAAGCTGTTGAATTATTGCTTGCTTAAGAATTGGGGGCTTGCCCCCTTTCTTTTCACTATGTAAAATAATTAAAATAATTTAAAAAAAAGTAAAATAAATAGGCTTTTTGGTTTATTATGTTTATGTGGTCTTTTTTTAAAAAGTGATGAAAGGAATTATATGATTATTACCAAACTCAATTCTTCTACCTACAGGGTGGTACTGGGTTCAGCAGAAAATGCTACCTATTACATTCAAAAACGCAAAACTGGCAACTGGGTTGTAGCTCAAAAAGGCGAAATATACGACTTTGCCCCAACTCGTGATAAAGCCGTAGATTTGGCTATATCTCTTTTTAAGGCTGTTACAGCATGAAAAACATATTCTTAGAATTGGTTGTAATGGTATTTTTTGGTGTGGTATTTGGAGCAATTTTTGCTTTTACACTTTTAGAGGAGTTTAAATAATGGGTATGTCCAAACACGATGCGTATTACGAGCCTGAAGATAACGAAATGGATTCTGACGAATTGCACTATGAAGTAGCTCAACTTATGAAAGATGAGTACAACCCTTGCAAATATGCAAACTTTTGTGAAGCTTTTGAAGGTGTGCAAGATCCTGAAGTTATGCAATATCTTGAGGAAATGCTTGAAAAGCGTAATTTTGAGGCTTTAGGCAGAAAACTTTGGAGTATTGCTTACGAGTATCACGAAAAATTTGCCACAGATAAAGTACTTGGTGGCTATTAAATGAAAAATTACAACCTAAATCCAAAAATCTTAATTACTGGTGGATGTGGCTTTTTAGGATCTCATTTAACCGAAAAATTGCTTAAAAATGGTAATGAAGTTTTAGTGGTTGATAATTTTTTTACTGGCACTAAGCAAAATTTGGCTCATTTAATTAGCAATCCTAATTTAGAAATAATGCGCCATGATGTAACTTTTCCACTTTATGTAGAAACCGATCAAATTTATAACTTGGCTTGTCCAGCATCTCCTATTCATTATCAATATGATGCAGTGCAAACAATTAAAACCAGCGTGCATGGTGCAATTAATATGTTAGGTCTTGCCAAAAGAACAAGAGCTCGTATTTTGCAAGCATCTACAAGTGAAGTTTATGGCGATCCTGAACAACATCCTCAGTCTGAATCATATTGGGGCAAAGTTAATCCCATTGGTATCCGATCTTGTTATGACGAGGGCAAAAGATGTGCTGAAACTTTGTTTTTTGACTATAACCGCCAATACCAAACGGATACTAAAGTGGTTAGGATTTTTAATACTTATGGTCCACAAATGCACCCTAATGATGGTCGTGTTGTAAGCAATTTTATTATGCAAGCCCTGCAAGGCAGGAATATTACTATTTATGGCGATGGTGAGCAAACTAGAAGCTTTTGCTATGTTGACGATTTAATAGATGGAATGGTTAAAATGATGAACTCCAATAGTGACTTTATAGGTCCAGTAAATCTAGGCAATCCTAGTGAATTTACTATGAATAAATTGGCAGAAATTATATTAAAGCTAACAAGCAGTAAGTCAAAAATTATTTACAAATCTTTGCCAATAGATGATCCAAAACAAAGAAATCCAAATATTATATTGGCTAAGGCAAAGTTAAATTGGCAACCTAAAGTTTGTCTAGAAGATGGTTTAAAGGAGACCATTGCTTATTTTAAAAAACTAATTGCTGAATCAAAAATACCATTTTAAGGAGAAGTGATGACTTTATACGAAATTGCAAAAAAATATGGCGAAACAAAAGCAGATAGGTTGTTTGTTTCATTATTAAACACATCCCATCATGAATTAGCTGAGGAATTGCTTGAATTATGGCATGAAGATTACATAGATGATTTAATAAACTCTTATAAGGAATAAGTGATGAAAACTTTTAACGAACTTCGTCTTATTAATGTAAATGAGCATACCGAGAAAAAAGGCAAATTTACTTATTTATCTTGGACTTGGGCTGTCGATACACTTTTGCAAAATGACCCATCCGCTACTTGGACTTTTGGTGACCCTGTATATTTTAATGAGTCAATAATGGTATTTTGCACAGTTACGGCTATGGGTAAATCCATGACTTGCCAAATGCCTGTTCTAAATAATACAAACAAAGCTATACCTAATCCAAATGCAATGGATGTTAATACAGCCATGATGCGCTGTTTAGTTAAGACTATCAGCTTGTTTGGTATTGGTCTATACATTTATGCTGGCGAAGATTTGCCTGAAGTAGAGCTTGTTGATTTAACTGAAGAAGCTCATAAATGGGTAGAGGCTATAGCTAATTGCGAAACAATGGATTCTTTAAAAGAGCTATATAAAAGCGCATATAGTACTTTAGCTAAAGATAAATCAGCCGTTGAAATGATTAGCAAAGCCAAAGATTCTAAAAAGGCAGAATTATCATGATTATTAAATCTGCGTTTTGGCATATTCTTCAGCGTGAAATAGCTGCTAGAAAAAATAAAAAGGGAAAAAAATGATTGCTTATTCTGAAGATGATGGATTTTTTGAAATAGAAAATAAAATCAATGTTCGTGATTACTTTGCTGCCAAAGCAATGACTGCCATATTGGCAGAAGAAATGCGAACTTATAAAGCGTTGGAATTTACTGATAACGGAGAGGAAATACCCTCAACGGACTTAAAGTGGATTGCTCATAGAGCTTATTACATGGCAGATGCAATGATGGAATCAAGAGCCATTAAATGACCTTTTTAATAACATTCTTTGCTTTAACTGGGCTTATTTGCTGGCTTTTTATCCTATTTATGGTTGCTTATATTTATTTGGAGAAGTGATGACTACATTTACCACCGAAGATCGCTTAAATGCGTACAAGAGCATTGAACAAGGAACTGATGAATGGTTACATATCCGACTTGGCAAAGTAACTGCCAGTGGGGTTGCTGATGTTTTAGCAAAAACCAAAACTGGTACATCTACTTCTCGTGGCAATTATTTAATTAAATTAGCCATACAGCGTGTAACTGGACAAATTGAGGAAAGCTACACAAATGATGCAATGCAATGGGGAATAGATAACGAAGCTCAAGCTAGGGTTGCTTATGAAATAGCCTCTAATTGCTTTGTAGACCAAATAGCTTTTGTTGACCATCCAACAATTAAATGGTTTGGCGCAAGTCCTGATGGATTGGTAGATAACAATGGGCTTGTAGAAATAAAGTGCCCAAATAGCGCAACTCATTGGGAATACTTTAAAACTAAAACTCCACCAAAAAAGTATTACATACAAATGCAGGCACAAATGGCTTGCACAGGTCGTGAGTGGTGTGATTTTGTATCTTTTGACCCTCGTATGCCTGAACGCAGTAGATTGTTAATAGTTCGTGTTCCAAGAAGCAATGACTTTATATTAGACATGGAAAATGAAATTAAAGAATTTTTAAATGAAGTAGAAGCTGAAGTAAATCTAATGGAGAAACCAAATGGCGATTAAATACTATGTAAAAGCTGCAATTTCTGAATATCAATATCAAGCAGGGGTAACCAAAAAACGATATAACACCATTGGTATAGTTACTGAAACCAAAAAAGGCGATTTAATGCTGAAGTTAGA